AGCGTCTTTGAAGATTACTTGAGGAGGAAGAGGGGGAACCAATAATGCCTGACAACAGAAAAGCTATTGATGATAAATTCTGGAAGTGGGTTAAAGATGCCTATGGATTTGGTCGATTTGAGGCGGGGGTTAAGAGCATTGACTTAACCCCTTATTGGAACTATTTTTGGGCCACTCAATTATCCCCAGAGGAAAGACAATCTCTTACTCCAACAACCGCTCCAACTACTACAGACACAGTTCTCCCTAAGGGTGTTACTCAGGAGCAATGGAATCAATTTCTCGAATACAGGCAGAATGGCGGTGAATTGGAGGATGTTTCTGCATGGAAAAAAGCAGGAAGTCCAATTATAACTTTGCCAAATGCTACTGAGGAAGGGTCTTCAAGCGCATGGCTTGATAGCCTTGACGCTTTTCTACAGGCTCAAGTAGATAGTAAGTCCATGTCTTTAGAAGAAGCTGTGCTCATTAGCGATGATATGGAAGACCGCCTGCTTGGGCTAGGTAAGTATGAAGGCGCACGGCAGACAGTTATTGATTTACCCCCTTGGGTGCGGACTGATGTTGAAAATTACAGAAAAAGCCTTCCCATTCAAGAGCAAAAAAGGCTGGATGAAGAATCCAGGATAAGGCAACAGCAAGCTCAGGATATTGCCGCACAGCAAGCTCAGTTAGCACAACAGCAGATGCAACTTCCACTTAACGCAGGTGGCACGATACCGCAGCAGATACAGGCTGGGCAACAGGCTATACGTAATCTCCAGATACAACTTGGGGTTGCCCCCGACTATATGCAGGATACTATCAGAGGGCAGATTGCCGACCTCGAAAAAGGCATAAGCCAGTTACAGGAAACCGACCTGGCTATGGCTAAGGAACGAGCTGTAGAAATGGGGTGGGATGAAGAGGCTCCAGCAGAGCCAGTACCAGGGCCTGATGTTGTAGCCTTTGCCGAGAAATATAGCATGTCTCCCGAAGCAGCTATGAAAACTGCGGGGAGATATGCCGCAGATAGGGAAAGTATAGTGGGTGAGGAGTCTGGAGAATTTGCCAATCTTACTCGTGAGCAACAGAGAGACCTTTCAGTAGCGGCAAATGAAGAGGAACAGAGAATGTCCGATGAAGCCCCCCCCAGGACACCAAAGCCCGCACCGCTCCCAGACCCGTTTGAGGATATACCAACATTCGGGGAACTGGGTGTAGCTGGCTCTCCTACATGGAAAAGATGGTTTGAGCAAAGATACCCTACCATTGTCAGCCAGTTCAGGGGGAAAGAAGCGAAGGAACGCACTGAGGCTGGGTGGACAGGCTTCTTGGAGAAGGAAAGGGCACGCATCAAGGCGGAATTTACAAAACAATCCCCATACGCAAGGGGCGAGAGACCAGGGGCATTTGCTCCTAAAATTAAGACAGTCGCATGGTAAGGATTTATAATGCTTCCTAAAAGATTTAGTTCTCGTTTAAGACCACCCATAGAGCCTCCAGAGCGTGAAACTGGGGGGTTTCCTAGTCCTATGATGCACTTACCACCTGAGAGAGAGCCTGAAGTATCGCCTCCAGCAGGTCAGGGAACGCCTGTGTCTTTTGAGGAACTATTACGCAGGGCTACGGTGCTTTCTGAGGAGATAGAAAGTGCAGCGTCTGCTAGAGTAACTGCGCCATATACGCCTGAGTTAGCACAGAGAGCTACGCAAGAAAGGAATTATAGGCTACTTCATTCACCAGAGGGATTACCTGCCGATATATGGGATAGCTTACTACCTGAAGCGCAGACAAATCTTCTAGAAAAGGACGAAGATGTAAGACCTGCGGCTGAATTTGTCGGTGGTCAGGCGATAGAAGGTGATAGAGTTCAAGCCTTCAAAACTTTTGAGACGGAAAAGCCGTTTCTATTAACGGATATACCTGCTTATAAGAAAGTCGAAGACATAGCCGTTGGTGCAGCCAGAGCACCCCTGTTTGAAGTCGGTGGTGTGAGTATAAGCGCTTCTGATATTGCGGCACTAGGCTTAATTGCGTTCGGTGCGTATCAAGGTGTCAGGGCTTTACCAGAACTGTTCAAGCAAATCGGTGACCCTAGATTAAGATTAGCTACTGTTAAGGGTTTTGATAAATGGATTGCTGAGAGAAGCAGAGGTATACCGCCTCAGAAGTTTAAGACTGCACAGGATATTCTATATAACATGGTAGCCAAGAACCGCACCGCTGTTCAAGAGCAAGCGACCAATAGCATGCTTCGGAGAATGAAGAGAGGAGTTAATGAAGCACAAGCTGTAAAGGAAGCCGTAGCTGAGACTATCCAAAACTTTGAGAACACACTATTACCCAAGATAACCGTATCCAATACCGCAGTCCCAGGGCAGACTATGACCCTATCCGAGATAATGATGGGGTTACAGGCTAAACCAGTCCCCTCAGTCCAAGCAGTTAAGGGAGTTAAGGCAGAGTTGACTCCAGAGGTTATACCCACCCCACCTACTGTAGCACCCGTTGGGGATGCAGGGATTGTGCCCTATGAGAACTTTTCAACTTTAGCATCTCAGCTTGAAGCACTTGAATATCCTATTTATTACTATATTAAAAGTGAGGGAGTTGCTAATTTTAAGACCGCAGAAGAGTTTGTTAAGGCAGTTGGAAGAGGCAGGGCTACCTTTGACACAGAAGTAAAAAGGTTAATTGGTGATTTACCTGATTTCAATATAGAAGCACAATTTGGCTCATTAGAGAATTACTATAATTGGGTCAGAGCTAATCCGAGTAAGATTAAGTCTGCCGTTGAGTCATACAATAAGGCAATAGATAATTTATCTGTCCCTAAAGAAACGAAGGCAGAATGGAAACGAGACCCTGAAAACCTTGAGTTAAACATTGAAAACTGGCGTGTTACTGCCAAGCCTACCCAACCCACTCCCACAGCCCCTGAGATAACCGAGAAAGCCCCTGAAGTAGTAAGTGAGGGTATTCCCCCAAGTGAGGCAACACAGGTTGTTAATAAGATACAACAGCAGGGGGCTAAAGCACCTAGAACTGTTAAGCCTAAAGAAGCCAGATATGCTCATACGGAAATGTCATCGCCAGATGGAACGAAACCCCCAAAGCCTCCACGGGCTAGACCGCCAAGAGAAGATATAAGTCCAGAAAGTAAGCCACTTGGCATATTTCAAAATATACTGGATAAACAGTTGGAAGGTGAGCGGCTTGACCAGGCTGCCATGAGATTATATGGGGCTGCGGTTAGGAATACTAACAGGGAGTCTGCTAACCATGTTGGAAGGATTAACGACCAGCTTAAAGATTTGGGTATCGGTGCTACAAAGAGGGGTCAGTTAGTTCCCAGGGAACAGGACAAGCCGATACTGACTGAACTTTATATAGCCCTCCATAATCCGAGTAAGGTAGCTTCTGGAGAGATTACTGTCCCGAAAGGATACGAGACTGTATATGAGGAACTGCGAGTTTTAGCAGACTGGACAACCGCTTCTAGGCTGGACTTTGACCCCAAGGCTGCAACCTTAGAGGACTGGTTCTTCAGGGGGTGGAAACCTCCAGAGGGTAAGTTCACAGGTACGCCAAAGGGTGCTTTAGTAACAGAACCTAGAGCATTAAGGACTCCCCGGGTAGATGCTACCTTTGAAGAGATGCTTGAGTTAGGTTATGAGCCTTTATTCTGGAATCCTGCTCACCAGTGGCAATATAGACATAACTTAGGGGAAGTCTACAGAGAGCAGATGGAGTTGGTTGACTTCCTTAAAAAGCAAGGAACTGATTTTATAATGCCTGACTCTGGCGGTGCTTTGCCCGCAGGGTGGAAGATACCGAGAATCGGGCCTGCGTTTGAAGGAAAACCCTTTGCCGCTACTGACGCTGATGGAAACCCTGCTGTCATGTATACCCGTAGGTGGGCTGTGCCTCTCAAAACTGCTAATCTTATGGAGAGTATGTTTGGTAGGAGACCAGACCTCGGAGAGATTGTAGTTGCAGGGAAACCTATTGGAATAATAGATGTTGCTGATGCAGTTGCCTTTGTGCCTAAAAGAGCCAAGTTATTCCTCTCATTCTTTCAGCAGATGGACTTCCTAAACAGGGCTGGAAGCAGCAGTTGGGCAAAGGCACTAGACGATATACTGCACGGAAGACCAGATAAAGCAGTAATCGCAACACTAAGGTATCCTAAAACTGCACTTGAGATAATACATTCTAACTTCAGTCCCGGTAAAAGGTTGAGTATAGCCGAGCAGATGGGCGATACAGCGTCGCTTATTGAAGGCAGGCCTGGCATTAATCTCAAGGGAATCAGCGAAGCGGGTTTATCCACTATAGACGTAACCATTATGTCAGACGAAATGGATAAACTGATGCGGTTAGTTGCTAAAAAGTCAGGTGTCTGGGCTAAGTTCAGGGGGGTTGGCGATTCCCTAGTTGACCTTGAAAGTGCCATGAGGAGAGGTCTGTTTCAAGGCGTTTATCCCACAGCCATGATTACCGATATAAAGAATAATATAGCCGTTATGATGGTCAGGCAACACCCCAGAGCCACAGACGAGCAGATAAACGGATATATAGCACAGGAAGCCAATGTTAAATATTCCACTCTATCCCCAGAACAAAGTGTAGTTCATAATACATTTATAAGAGAGACGTTAAGGCGCATAGCCTTCTCGTTCAATGAGTCTGAGGCGTTGTTAAGGCAGACGACAAGGATGTTTCATGGCCCGAACAAGGCATACTGGGCTAAACAGAACGCAGGGGTTATTCTATTCCTAGCGGTGGTGGCTAATATCATTCATTTAGCTTCTACTGGCGAACCCTTACCCGAAGAGAGATATGTCCCAATAGCAAAGGATAACTGGGGTCCGCTACCTTTTGGTTATAACTCACAGTTCCTAGCCCCGACGCTTCCAATCAGAGGCAGGGGTGATGTGGAGATAACTGCCGACCTTATGGGGCAGATGGATACAGTCTGGAGATTACTTGACCCTGGTTTCTTTATATCTGCAAGGTTGAGTGTCCCTGTAAGAGCAGCTATAAATCAGGTTAGTGGCACGGACTTTTACGGTGCGCCAATAGAAACCCCTGCACAGAGGGCTGCATATTTAGCCTATGACCTCTTTTCTCCGATAGGTGTTGGTGGTATAGGGACTGAGGCGTTACGTCAGGGTATCCCGGGTGCAGAGGATGTTCTCCCTGAAGGGGAGAGCAGATTAGGTTTATCGGGATTAGCGTTACAGGCTACTGGGTTAAACGTCAGGGCTGAGGGCACTCTAGCTGTATTGGACAGACGCGCTAGGGAAAGCGGATACGTTAAAAGAGATGGCACACCAGTAATGAACTGGAATGAATTAGAACCTCACCAAATGAAGGAACTAAATAAAGATAAAGCCCTGATAGCTGAATTAGCCTTGAGACGTGATACAAGCATGAAACGTGATATGCCTGGTGCTGTTGGATTTGCAGAAAAGGAATCACTTGATGAAGAGAGGATAACTAGGGGTGAGGCTTTAGTAACTGAGTTTGAAGCAGGTGTATATGAATCGGGTGAGTTCCCAAAGGAAGTTACTAAGTTAAAGACAGAGATAGCTAATAGAAAAGCGCAGGTTGATGATGACTTTCAGCTTTATCAGGATACACTGGAATTACCCGAAGACCCCAACAAAAGGGCAAGGGTAGAATATTATAACATCTTTGATATGGCTAAACGTGAATCCAAGACAATAGATTGGGATAAGGTAGACCAGTTAGAAGCTCAACTCAGAGCAAGTTGGACTCCAGAGCAGGAAGCCTACGTTGACGACAATGTGGGCATTACTGAGTGGGGTCAAAAGATGCAGGAGTATATAGATGATAATAAAGTGTTAAGTAACTCTGGATATTGGGACATTGAAGAGCCAAACCAATATGAAAGGCGAATGAATTTTAGAAAGGCTAATCCTGAGGTTGATGATATTCTGGTTAAGTGGTATGGCCGTAAACCAGTTAAGGGTTCCGCTATCCCATCACGCTCTACTCGGACTCCTGCTACTCGCAGAAGCAGTAAGCTTCACGAATAAAAAGATAATTCCTTATAACATAAAATTTTAGGAGGTGTACTTAACCATGGTAGAACTAGAGGGGGTTAATAACCCACAGGCTGAGGTGGTAGAGCCAACTCAAGTAGAGGGGGCTGAGCCAACTACGCTGGAAGGTGAACCAACTGTAGAGAAGACCTACACACAGAGCGAACATGACAAGGCTCTCGGAAAGGGGCTTGAATCAATGAACAAGCAACTTTCACTGCGGGACAAAGCCTTAGCTGCCAAAACTATAGAGCTAGAAGAACTCAGGGCTACCTCAACCGCCAAAATAGAAGACCTGCAAGCCAACTTTGAGGATGCTCAGGAGGAACACAGGCAAGCCCTTAAAGCCATGGACGACCCTGACATCAAAGCATCTTACACGGACAGGACAGCCATGAGAAAGAGGGAGCGTGAGGCAGACAGACGGGAGAAAGATGCTGGTACAAAACTTGAGAAAGCAGAGAAACTTGTTTACCAGCAAGGGCTGGAGGCGAAAGCTAAAGTATTGCATGAGGAAACTGGTATCCCCTTGAAGGAACTGGATGAGTGCAAGACTGATGACGAGATGGAAGTCAAGTCACTCAGGTATCAGATAAGTCACCCGAATGAAAAAAAGCAGGAAGAAGAGCAATTTGACTCAGGACAACAGGGTGGAGGTGGAGGAGGAGACCTTTCGAGCCTCCCGATAGACCAGCAAATCAACGCATTATTTGCACGGGGGGAAAAGAAAAAAAGATAAACAGGAGGAAATAAAACAATGACTACATTGGCACAGTATAAATATTTAGGGGCAGACCAGGATGTTCGGATGGGCATAGGCTTGACACTAGTGAAAACATCACCCTGGTTTCGTGATTTGCCCTTTATTGAACTAAAGCATAATGACATCTCCAGATACAAGATGGAAACTTCAGACGGGGGCGCAAGCGTTCACACTGTCGGCGATACATGGAACACCGTCAACCCGACATGGGAATACAGAGAAGCGCAACTGGCTATTCTCGGCGACAATATAGATGTAGATAGCTTTGGTGAGTTTGCATCTGGCCAAGAAAGTGCTATGACGGCAGCCACGAAACTGAAATCAAAGGGGGTTAGCCAGACCTTTGATAAGCTCGCTGTCTATGGTCGCACCACATCCACAGCCTCACTTTCTAACTCCAGCAACTTCAAGGGCTTGCTACGGCTTATCGCTGAGGCGGAGTCTAGCACTACCACTGACCTTGACGGTTGGCTCTTCAGTGGTGACGACAGCGATGCTCACAATGAACAGGTGTTAATGGCTGCATCTGGCGCATCAGCATCCCTAACCTTGGCGATGATTCATGCGCTGGTGGACTCAGTAGCCCCGGCCCCGACTCATATTGTAATGAGCAAACTGATGAGGCGGAAGTTAAACACGCTTACTGAAGCTGCTGGGCAGAACCTTGAACATGATAAAGACCAGTTAGGCTTTCCTGTAACCAAGTTCGGGCCGCAGACTGTCCTTGTTGATGAGCAGATAAAGAACAACATGAATGACTCCTCGGCTCTAGTTACTGCAATCGCCTCATACGACTATGACCAAGCGATAAATGCCACCGCAAAGGACACTTCACCGATATTCGCAGTAAGGATGGGTGAGGATGGTCTGTGCGGTATCAATGGCGTGGGCATGGTTCAGGTGGAGGAACTCGGTATCCTTGAAGGAAAGGATGCCAAAGGCAAGAGGCTGAAGTTCTACTGTGGTTTGAGGCTAACCAATAAGACGGCTGCCGCAGTCCTGATGAACGCCAATTAGACTAAGTAAAAAGAAAAAGGAGGAAAAATTAAAATGGCTGATGGAAGTTTCGATTTCAGACATCAAGTATACAATGAAAGCGGTTACGTGTTGAACTATGGTAACATAGCAGAGGCCGTTGACTTGCTACAGTCCTATCCCCCGAATCCCTATACTGAAAGTGCTACTGGGCGGTTCCCTCTTGGCACTAGCCTTTCTAGGGGTAAAGAGGAATGGGTGTATTGCCAGTCAGATTCTACTGGCTTTTCAACTATTGGGACACCCATACAATCCCTCGCCGCAGTCCACGCAGAGCAGGATGATGACATCGTTTGTGGTGCATCGTCTGCTATAGGCGATTACACCGTGACTGTGACCAGCACGGCTAATATAGACACAGGCAATCTGGCGGTCGAAGACGGGCTAAAGGGTGGCTACCTTATCATCAACGATGAAGCTGGTCAAGGGCAAATGTATAAGATAAAGGGGAATGAGGCTTTTGTAACTACGGGCGACTCGATAGTCACACTATATGACCCACTAACTGTAGCACTCACCACCTCTTCTGAGATTGGTATTGTCGCCGACCTGTTCAAAGACGTGCTTGCCACCACAGCAGTTGTAAGCGGTCTGTTCATCGGAGTAAACCAGATAGCAGTTACGGCTGACTACTACTTCTGGGCAAAGTGCAAGGGGCCTGCTCCAGTGGTTGCTCATGCAGCTATCGCTAAAGGCTCCTATGTTGTTGTGGGAACCACGGCAGCAAAGGCAGACCCTGCGGCAGCCTTCACCACCGAACTCATCATAGGTGAAGCTATCACCCCTGCTGTAGCTGATACAGAGCAGTTTATGTGCTGGCTCTACGGCAGATAGAAACTAAATATTCTGGGGGGAGCCTAAATCTCCCCCCAGAGAGGGATATATGATACCAGACAGTCCATTAAAGAAAATATTAGAGGGTAAATCTACAATCTTACTGGAACGAGAAGGAAGGGCGTTATCCCATCAAATGCTTACATTTCCATTACGAGACTATGTAATTTATAAGGTGAAGTTACCCTTGCAAAAGGCCATTCAGAGTGCGAGCTGCCTTGCGCAATTAACACCAGCATTACTCAAGGCAGCTTCGCAAATACATAGCAGGGTTGGGGATATTACCAAGAAAAACACTCATTCCGACACTCATCAGTTGATTGAAATATGGGAAGAGATACAGAAAGAGGGAACTATACAGGGAAGAGAGGAATTACTAAACTCTGCCATGGCTATACTTCAGGCAGAGGTGGCACATGATAAAGCATACCGAGACCTTTTCATTCGCATGCTAGTAAAGATGGTTGAAAGGGTAAATGATGGTAGGTGGAGAATTAAATAAGGGGGATTTTATGGCAACACTAATACCAAATATAACAATCAGCGAGTTCAAGAAATTAAAGGCGAGCCAAATCACGGAACTGAAATCGTGCGAGGTCTATTCTGATAATGAGTATCTATTTACCTTTGTCAACAGCAACAACGATTATGTCAGGACTCAAGCGGAATATTTAGCCCTAAAGTCTAATACTATCGGTGGAAAAGCTATTGAGGAAATACTGGAGGTTGAGGATGCCCCTCTACCAGTATAAGTGTAACTACTGCGGTGAGGAGTTCGAAAGGATAAAGCCCATATCTGAAAGGGAAACCCACGATTGCCCCAGATGTGGGCAACTAGCACCCAAAATCCTTTCGGTATCACATGACCATTGGGGATTTACCCTAACCGAAGCCAGTCACCATAACGGTAACGATGATGCGTTGACATCAAGGAGACCAAGCAATGAGGGTAGGATTAGGCAATAAGTATGACTACTTATAATCTTGAAAAGTTTGATGATGAAGGACGAATTGTCAGACCTGTTCTGACCAATACTACATCTGATGGTTCTGGCGATTGGGTTTTCCCTGCTGGGTTGAGTGATGAGGTAAGTGGTGCGTCTCTCTGCATTGACTTTGTCCACCATGAAATACATGAAGGCGACCATTACTATATAGAAGGATTTACCACATTAGCGGAGGATTTGGGTGGTGATGAGGGTACATTATATGTGAAACTGGTGACTCCTAACAATACCAAGTGGGCGCATTTTAGATGGGAGATAGTTTCAAGCGGTATTTTAGAGACGAATTTTTATGAAGGTGCAAGCGGTGGGATGGCTGGTGGGTCTGGGGTAACCCCATTGAATAATAATAGAAATAGCACGAACACTAGTGGGCTTGTAATTACTTCAGATGTTACAGTAGCCACTTCAAAAGGAACAAGGATAGGTTCTAAGAAAGTAGGAGGGACGGGGTTTAAGACTGCCATAGGTGGATCAGTTGACCGTTCAGATGAGGTAATGTTAAAGCAGAATACGATTTATTTTAGGGAGTTCATATCAGGAGGAGCAGATAATATCATCTCCTTCAGGGCCGGTTGGTATGAACACGTGAGCTTATGAAAAAATGTGAAGACTGTAAATATAAATCACCTTGCACAGCAATTAAATCACTGATATGGTTGCTTAAATGGGGGCTTCTCTTCATCGGTGGCAACCCGAAATGGAGGACTAATCCAGCAAGCTACATAGCGGCAATATGCCCATTCTATAAAAGTAGAGGAGGATAACATGGCAGTAAAAACAGTATTTGAGCATGAGATTTATCACA